CTGAATCGAGTCCACAAGGAGTTAGCACTAACCCACCCGAACGATACGTTTCATGTGTACGTTAGAGGTCATGTGGCCTGTATCCGCGAGGGTGTGCTAGAGGACTGGACTGCACTGAAAGCAAGCAGACGCAAGGTGACGCACATTGAGAGAATAATCGACAGGACTAGCTAAATTATCAGGTGGCATTCGGAGGAGTGCTACCGCATAATTTAACTAGAGAGGTAAGACCCATGGACTATAATGTTAATGTAAAAGATAATGACGTAGTAATGATGCTGATGGATGGAGCCAGAGCGCTGGTGCATGCTTCGGGCAAAGAGTTTAGAGAGGCCCGCAATGCTGAGAACATCAGCGAGGAGACTCTCAACTATCATGAATATACCCACTTAAAAGCTAAGGCAATGCTGAAAAGCTTGAGCTATACTTTCACAAGGAATCGCGCAGTAGAGGCTAAGACCTACACGCCAGATACTCCGGTTGGCCGCGCAGACCTAGCAGTTTACGCAGCAGATACAGCCAAGGCTAAGGCAGAATACGCTTTCGCTGTTCTGGTTGCTAACGAGGCTATGGCAGCTTGGAGAGAGAGCTATAGCCACAAATACAAGTAAGATTGTCAGTAGGTATTCGAGAGAGTACCTACGCATAATCTAACTTACTGGAGGTAACAATTATGAGAGACTGGGGTTTACATTATCTTATATGGTCAGGCGCTTTGCTGTATGGTTTCAGCCTGTTGTGTGACCTGTATGTTTACTTAATCTAACTGAGAGGAAATAAATTATGAATTTTAGAATTAAAATTAAAGAAGTATACGGAAAAAAAATGTACTACCCAATTAACAGGGTGGCCGTTACATTCGCAGGCATAGCAGGCACCAAAACCCTATCAGAGACTGTATTGCGGGCCGCTGAGAGCTTGGGTTACAATATCGTAGTGGAGTCCGATAGCTGGAAATAAGCGGGTTGTTTTAACAGATAGCATTGCCAAGGTAGTGCTATCGATTAAACCAACTAAACCAAAAGAGGCAACAAAGATGAACCTTAAGAAATTAGGAAATAACATGACAGTTTTGGATCTTAACGTAATGGAAGTATTTTTCAGCTACGAGACACCGGTCGGAGCGATGCTCGCTGATGGTTCTCTGGTACGCACTGAGGAGTTCTTTAGCGTGACCACTAGCAAGCACATCAACAAATGGTTGGCAGGTCGTGAAGCGCGGGAAGTCTCCCAAGAATTTATTGATGATCTAGTGGAGGCGGTATAATGAAAAAAGCACACTTACACTTAATCAAATGGGGCCTCGCAAAGGGATACACAATAGAGGTTGACATCGAAGGCGAGCACGAGTATCGAGGTACTAGCTACAAGGAAGCGAAGGAGGCCAGCGAAGCCGGAGACATGGGCTGTATCTATCTGATAACTGGTGAAGGCGAAGCAGACTATTCTTACTTTGGCTACATGCACGAGTGGAACCAGAGACCTGATGAAATAATCTATGACTACGGTGTCGATGCTGTCGCTGAAGCATGGGCGGCAGATTATGAAGCACATATACGGGAGGTGGCGTAATGAAAACTAAAGGCGAAGTGATTAGATTTAAACTAGAGTTGATGGCGGTCATGCTGGTATCTGGACGAGAGGAGCAGGCGCAGGAGTTGCTACAGCAGGCACTAGATATCTGTGATACCATAACGGAACAAATGCCAGAGGAGGCGGAGTAATGAACAGCGCAAGACGGCTTAAGAGAGTAAGGGAACAACGCAGAGAGGCGCGGTGGGCTTTCTTTACAGAGGTGTTCGGATGGTCTACAATGGCCGCTGTTACTTACATGTTATGGGTGGGCGTGTTCTGGATGATAAGCACCCCACTATCTACAATTATCAATTAAGGAGTAGAGTTATGAGCAGATGGCAGGACTGTCATGGTGATGAGGATTTTGATTACTCACTGACAAAGCACGAGATAGATGAGGCGCTGGCAGATGAACGCGGCGATGATGAATGGTTAAAGGAAACCAGCAGCGAAGTACCATTGACCCCTGAAGAGCAAGACTTTCTACAAGGATTTAAAAGAGGATCGACAAGCACTACAAAAAAGCCCTCAGCTTACCAGCGAGGAGTTAGGGCAGGTATATTACATAAATATGGAGGTAACAACTAATGAAGTTATTTGGTAGACTGTTGAACGTGGAGTTCATTAACGGGTGCGGTGTGTTTTTAGAATTTGCTGACAGCCGCGCAGTATGGTGTTACAATAGCGAAACAGACGAGACGGTAGCGATGCCCTTCGAGGGTATCATGTTACACCTACCGTTTATTTTAATTAGCTATGGTCGCGTATATGAGGAGGTTGAAGTATGAGCAAGATTAAAGAACACATGATAGGCTATGAGCCAAGCGATTGGATTGAACCACAAGCCCATGTAATGGTTGACGAGTTGATCGAGTATCAGGTATACTGTATGTCATTATCTGAGTTGACATCCCGTGTAGCCCAGCAGATGCGAGATGAGTATTACAGTAACTCCTATACAGATATGGTACTTAAACACAACGAGGTATTCCCCAATGAGTAGATGCAAAGCGTGTGACGTTATACTTAACGAGTATGAACTAAAACGAATAGACCACCAGACAGGACACCACCTTGACCTATGCAACGAGTGCGCTTCGTACTCTAATGATGCGGTGTTGGAGGAGGTCAACAAAGTTTTTGACAATTTGAATGAAGAGGAACTTGACAGGATACTGAATGGTTGATATAATATTCAGGTATTAAAGGGAAATGTTTAGTATTAATCTTTAAAGTTTTAACCAAACGATACTTAAGTAGTATCAAACCACAACCTAGAAGGATAGTAATTATGGCAGTAGTAGAAGGCACAATAGCGTTTGAAAACCTAGACACCCACGAGATGTATCAGGGTCAATCCACTGGCAAGTATTCAGTTGTCATTAGCTTAGATGACACCACAGCAGATCAGTTGGCTGGTATGGGTGTCAAACTACGCGAGTACGAGGGTACTAAGCAACGTAAGTTTAGTACAAAATATGATGTACCTGTGATGGACGCAGAGGGTCAGCCCTTCGCTGGCCGTATTGGTCGCGGCTCTAAGGTTCGTCTGCTTTGGGCAGAAGGTCAGCCCCATCCTGTACACGGAACGTCCACCTACCTTAACAAGATCAAGGTACTGGAAGTAGCAGAGCAAGCAGAAGGCGAGGACTTCTAATGACAGCGGAGTCTACCTTTGTCCAACACGAGTCATGCCCTTCGTGTGGCTCTAAGGATAACTTGGCTAGATACTCCGATGGACACGCCGTCTGTTTCTCAGGCGGCTGTTCACATTATGAACGGGGCGATGGCACAGTTACCCGAATACAACAACGACCAGCGAGGTCATTAGAGATGACAGGAGTTATAGCGGCAATCCCTGACAGACGTATCAACCAAGCCACAGCCCAGCGTTATGGTGTTACAGTTGAATACGGTACTGACGGACAGATTGTCAAACATCATTACCCGTACCATGACAAGGACACCGGTGTAGTTACAGGCACCAAGGTACGGATAGTGGAGAACAAATCTTTTTATGCGACAGGAGGTTTCGATAATGCAGGGCTCTTCGGCCAACAGGCGTTCAAGGGTGGCGGTAAATACATTACGGTCACAGAGGGCGAGGCAGACGCACTGGCGGTCAATGAAATGTTCGATGGAAAGTGGCCCGTTGTCTCCATCAGATCAGGTGCGGCAGGAGCATCCAAAGACATCAAGGCCAACTTAGAATGGCTTGAGTCCTTTGAGAATGTCGTGATCTGTTTCGACAATGACAAGGCAGGACAAGAGGCGGCGCGTTCAGTCCTTGATCTGTTCACTCCCAACAAAGCCAAGAATGTTTGCTTGCCTATGAAGGATGCAGGTGACATGCTTAAGGCACGTAAGGTGCAGGACTTTGTTAAGGAGTGGTGGAACGCTAAGACCTACCAGCCAGACGGTATTGTCGCAGGCAATGAGACTTGGGACATGATCATCAAGCAGTCCAACGTCAAGTCCATTGATTATCCTTGGGCTTGTCTTAATGAGTACACCCACGGCTTCCGCAGACAGGAACTGGTGACGATCACTTCAGGCTCAGGCATGGGTAAGTCACAGATCGTCAGGGAGCTAGAGCATTACCTTCTGGGTGCGACAGACGATAACATTGGTATCCTAGCACTGGAGGAGGACATCCCCAAGACAGCGTTAGGCATCATGTCTATCGAGGCTAACAAGCAACTGCACTTGGACAAGACAGTGACTCAGGAAGAGAAGAAGGGATACTGGGACAGGACAATGGGTTCCGGTCGTATCTTTATGTTCGATCACTGGGGCAGTACGAGTGAGGACAATCTGCTAGGACGCATACGCTACATGGCTAAAGGACTTGACTGTAAGTGGATTATCCTAGACCACCTCAGTATTGTAGTGTCGGATCAGGACAACGGTGATGAGCGCAAGGCCATTGACAGTATCATGACTAATCTACGTAAGCTAGTTCAGGAGACAGGTGTAGGGCTATTCTTAGTATCACACCTTCGCAGACCTAGCGGTGCCAAGGCGCACGAGGACGGTGGTAAGATAAGTCTGGGAGAACTCAGAGGTTCGGCGGCAATCGCGCAACTTAGCGACATAGTTATTGGTCTGGAACGTGATCAACAACACGCTGACCCTGAGATACGGAACACCACCTGTGTGCGTGTGTTGAAGAATAGATTTGTTGGACTGACTGGCCCCGCATGTTACCTGTACTACGATAAGGAGTCTGGTCGCATGATCGAGACTAACTGTCCAGTACCGGATGATAAAGCGGAGTTTTAGTAATGGATAAGATTGTATTCGACATAGAAGCTAACGGCTTGAAGCCCGACAGAGTGTGGGTTATTGTTGCCTATCACATGGGGTTGGAGGAATACTTTGAGTTCTCTGGTTTTACTTTGTACGATTTCAATCAATGGCTGTTAGATCAAGGAGAGTGCGAGATCATAGGTCACAATATTATTGACTATGACATACCTGTTCTTGAGCAGATACTAGGTACAGACTTCAGCAAATGTAAGATTACAGACACGTTAGTTATGTCACGCTTGGCTAATCCACAGCGAGACGGTGGTCATTCACTAGCTAACTGGGGTGCTGTATTAGGGCAACCAAAAGGAGAACATAATGATTGGGATAATTATTCTCAAGACATGGTGGACTACTGCGTACTGGACGTTAAGGTTAACGTGTTGGTGTACAAGAGATTACTTCGTGACCTTGATGGATTTGGAAACGAAAGCATTGATCTTGAGCATCGAGTACAACATATTATATCGCAGCAAATTAAATCAGGGTGGACGCTAGATCAAGAGAAAGCGTTTATATTATTAGCAGAACTAAAGGAGAAAAAGTATGACCTTGAAGACAAAGTACATGAGACTTTCATACCCTTACCAACATTCATAAAGAAGATCACCCCCAAGATTAAGAAAGATGGAGCACTCTCTATCGTAGGGCTTAAGTTCTTAGGAGATGATTGGGAGAAAGTCTACGGAGAGTTTAGCCGTATAGACTTCCCTGCTTTTAACCTTGGATCAAGACAGCAGATAGGACGTTACCTACAATACTTTGGCTGGAAGCCTAAGCAATTTACTGAGACAGGACAAGCCATCGTAGATGAGGCGGTGCTGAGAAAAGTGGATGGCATACCAGAGGCGGCTCTG